GGTCAAAGACGTGCACTCTCTTTATATATGGGAGCAATCAGGCATTTGCATAACGAAGCTAAAAAAGAATATAATGATGAAGAAGCAGGGGACATAAAGATACCATGGTCTCCATTTACCAAGTATTCTATACCTAATATAATATGTACCCGCGAAAGAGCTTTGGACGCAGATACTATCAGAGCCATATACAACCTGCCATATATACTCACTAAAGATAAAAAGGAGAAGGATTGCAGATTTAATTTTGCAAAGGATATGTTTATATTATCCTTTTGCTTGATGGGTATGAACTCGGCAGATTTGTTTCTTTGTGACACTATAAGCGAAAGCAAGGGAACGCTTACAATCACATACAACAGGGCAAAAACTGCAACAAGAAGGACTGATAAAGCAAAAATAAGCGTTAACATTCATCCCTTCATATTGCCCATATACGAAAAGTATAAGGACGTATCCGAAGAAAGAGTTTTTAGGTTATATAAAAAGTATTCCACTTATGGCAGACTCAATGTTGCCATAAATGTAGGTTTGAAACAGATAGGGAAAGTTCTTGGCATTGAAGATTTGGAATTTTACGCAGCCCGGCATTATTTCGCTTCCATCGCACGAAACGATTTAAAAGTGGACAAAGGTACAGTAGGAGAAGCACTAAATCATGTAGATAAAGAGAACAGAATGACAGATCTATACATAAAAAAAGATTTTTCCGTAATTAATGATGTTAACAGTAGGGTTATTGATTATGTTTTTAACCCCGATATGATGAAAGGGTAAATGTAAGGCAGCTTATTGGACCGCCTTTTCAAGGTTCTCTCTGATTTGTTGGAGCATCCGGAAAGCCCCGGCCATCTTATAGTTACCCAGACATTGCTTAGCCTGCATGATACAACTTTCAACAGTAAGTTTCAAATCCGGGGTAAAAGCCGCTTTGTTAATCTGCATTTCTTTGGGAAGTTCATCAGCATGGTTGTTGAACCATACGATCATTTCATTCAATTCCTCTTCGGAATAAGATTCTTTTTCAGCCATGATACATAAGTTGATGTTAATAGTATGCAAAAATAAAGGAATATATAATTCATGGGTTATCTTTTAACAAAAATATTATCAAAATAAAACCGTCCCTACTTATCACAAGCAGGAACGGTTCAGGTTAGTTTCGTTTTTGACAATCTACTTCACATTTTATTGAACAAAATACCAATGGATTTGTTCAAAGGGATTTGCCTATTTCTAAAAATATTTGTTGTCACATTATTACGTATTACAAAAAATGAGGGGCATCGTGCATTACGACACCCCTCCCAAACTTTTATTACGAGATTGGCTTCTACTCCAAAATCACAGGGCAAAGATACGCAAAATTCTATTCTTTTCAGTTGATTGTGTAATCCAATTGGGAAATTGTATTTAAACAAATACCCCGACTCATCACGAGCCAGAGTATTCAACTTATGAATTAAAAACCTTATTATGAGGAATCATTATTACGCCAATGTCTTTTCGCCAACAGCGCAACAATAATCAGTACGGTTACACAAACACAGGCAAAACCTATTTGTTCATGGAAATAAAAAAACTTCCCGACTTATCACAAGCAGGGAAGTCTTAATCATAAATTTAAAGTCTTATTATAAGAAATCGTTTCCACGTTGTCGTCTGACCACCGCCAGTACGATAACAACAAGAACTGCCCCACTAACACATGCTAGAACTATTTGTTCAAGCAGTTTGGATTCTCTTTTATCCTTCATCATTTCAGTGTACTCTTTCTCATGGATATCGGAAGAGCATTTCTTGTCGGCATTGAGTTTTATAGTATCGTTTATAACCGATTTCTTGTCTTTTGCCTGATTGAAATTTCCCTCTATTTGCCCATCTGCCAGTAACGGAGATTTCCCGGTCAGACTGTCGGGCGGTTTTCGGGTATCATAGATACGGAAATCAATTACATAGCTGCCATTAGTGGTAATGAGTTCGCTCAAAGAAGTAGCAGACCCATGTACGATATTGACCGATTCACTCGTGCTGTCCTTCCTGATTACTTCCGTGTCGGATTTGACAGCCTTATGCGAGCTGCCACATGATCCGAATAGCAGGAACAGACACATGAAGGGAGCCAGCAATATATGCCGGCTTACCCAGTTCATAACCTTAGCCAACATAAGAGATATTATTTATGCGGTTCATCCACCCCCGTTTGAACTTGTTGTTTGCTGGGCGTTTCCGGCATATATCCTCGATAAAATCAAACCGCGCAATCTTGATCTGGTCAAACAGTTCACGCGGGTTACGGGAATTAACTGCGGCAATGGTCTTGGGACCTACAATGCCATCCACCGTAACACCAAGCAAGCGTTGAGGAATCTTAATTCCGTGCGCACCGGATGCCCAGACCCAATCAACCAATATATCAGCAACTGATTGCGATTTTATCTCATCAGCCTTCCATCTGTCCCAGTACATGGTTTTCAAGATTTCCGTCCATTCCTCTTTTGTGAGATTTTTCAATCTTTCAACTGTAGGCTTGGAATATCCTTTCTTTCGGCAATATGCCTCATAGGTTCCGATAGTCACGCCCATATTGGTAGCCCCTCCCAAATCGTCAGGGTCATTTACAAAACCGCCTTCCCATTTCAGTATAAACGGTACAAGTTTTCTTACGTCAGCCATATTACTCATTAATTATAATTATTCGATTTTATTTTCTTTGAATTCCGGCAGGATATATTGTATGTTAACCGCTGCTTCATGCAATACCTTATGAAGTTCATCTTCATTCAAATCCGTTTCATCTGTAAACTCACAAAAGATATTTCCAACCCAATCTTGAGATGAATTAAGCCGTTTAATAGCGACGCTGTTGCATCCATTTGTTGATAATAGAGATTTGGCAACCTTATCCTTAACCTGATTATCAATATCTGAATAGAATATGAAAAGATTCTTTGCGAGATTTTCTGCAAAAACAGCCACTTCACTCATGGGAAGTGATTGAATGCTTTCACGCATTCCAGCTATACCTTTTCGTTTTACCTCGAATTGCACCGAAAGAAAAGCTATATGCCCCAAAGGATGGGGTTGTACGATATATACCCTGTCTGCTTTCGTTTCATAAAGTACACGCCACAGCTCACCGAACACCTTGGCGGAGTTCTCGCTGCGGTGGTAACTTCTTCTTTCCTCCTCTTTTTTAAAATATTCCACTTTCAAATCAGTCAGCTTGTTTTTGGTATACTGATTATAGGCGAAATAAGCTGCCAGCAATGTTCCGGCAGCACTAATAATGTTTGCAATATCTATCTCCATCACATTCACCGTTTAATCATTATATGATAAATTATTCATCCTGTTTCCTTTATTTCTCAACTGTCCCTATCTTTCCTGAAAAAATGCCTAAAATTTATATATATGCAAAATAAATCCATATCCATATTGCTTACTATTCATATTTCACTATCTTTGTCAATACTTTGTTAACCTGATTCTTTCAAAACTAGTATTGGACTTAACCTCCCCCCCCGTCAGACTGTGAAGCCAGACGGGGGATTTCATTACTTTGACAGATAGACAATAAAAAAAGAGCCCGATGACAATATTTATTGCCATCAAGCTCCTGGTTACACTGCAAAGATAGTGAAAACTATTCCATATTCAATCCATATTGAAAAAAATAATCAGGAGCAATATTTCGATTATCCGAAGAATTTTAAAGAGTCACAATATTAAT